CCCGTACCAGAGGCCACCGTGATAACCGGCCCGGTGAACGTGCCACCGGCCAGCGAGGCCAGTTGATGCGTCGTGCCGTTCAGGCGAACGAAAAACCCCGCCGTCGTGGTCCATGCGTCGCCGTTGGTGATGTTCGTGGTCGGAGCCGCGCCATGCGGGTAACGGAACGAAGCATAGCCCGCACCGCCAGCCGCAGGCGTTGTGCCGACTAGCACGCCGGTCATGGTAGACCCGGCCTTGTCCACCTTGCCGAAGACGATTGTATCGATGCCGTCCAGATCGGTGTTGATCTTCGTGCCCCAGGTATCGCTGGAAGCGCCGACTTCGGGCTTGACCCAATTGTAATTGGTCGTGTTCGCGTCGGGGATGGCAACCTCCCATGAGGTGACGCGCGCAAAGGCGCGTTGTTGCAGTCAGCTTGTGCGGAGAGCGGCTAGGCCGCGTCGTCTATCCAGTAGTCAGCCAGCAGCGCCCGCGCCGTCGCCTCGTCGGGGAACTTCAGCCACCCGGTAGAGCCGCCCGCGAAGATCCGCACCGGGTTCTCAGGCGTCACCGCGTAGAACGCCAGCTCCTCGGTCACGAGCCAGGGGGCGACGTTGATGTGATAGCCTTCAATGGTCCCGGTGACAGGGCGGACGCCATCAGCGTCGGGCTCGCCGTAGGTGTAGACGGTTATAGGCCCGTCGATCAGTGCAGGATTCCAGCTCATGTCGTGAGGCTTTGCAGTTGGGCATCCGGAAGGGCGCGGTTGTAAATGCGGATGCGGGAGATGGTGTAATTCGGCTGCGCCTGCCCGCTTTGGTTCGATCCAATGCGAAGGTTTGCTGGCCCTGAGGGCATCGTGGCCGCTGTGTCTTCCGGGCTAAGGACGCCGTTAAGCGCCCCTGCGATGCTGTTGGTAGCAAGGCGAGCCGCAGCTTTTGACGTTGCGCCCACCGGGACGCTGGCCGCGCTAGTGGAGGAACCCTGCCCCGCCCCGCCCGTCGCTACGCCGACTTCCAGCTTGTCGCTGGGGTTGACTTGCACAACGGTACGATTGGTCGCCGCGCCGTCGTCCACTTGCGCCCAAAACTCGTCCGCCCCCTTGTCTAGCGCCCGGTAGGCGTCGACCGTGATGGAAAGCGGATAGGCTAGAGAAAGCCCCGTCACCGCAGCAACATCCGCCGCCCGCGTTACCGCCGCTGTTGTGGTTGGGATGGGGGAGGATGCTCCGACGGCGGCCTCCACCTGGATTTGCCAGATGTACGCGCCCTTGGTAATGTCGCCAACGTAGGCTGACACCACCCCGACCGTCGTGAACGTGTTGCCCGTCGGAGCCGTCGCCAGCCCCACGCAGAAGCTTGACGTGCCAGTTACCACACCAGTGACAACGCAGCGATACCAGCCGTTTCCAACGCTCTGGATCGAGCTGGCCGAGATCGTTCCCGACGTGCTTCCCACAGAGGTTTGGCTAACCGACACGCCGGACAGGTCAAAGACCGCCGTAAAGTAATTATTCGGCGAGGCTTGGACGTTCAGCCAAACAGCAGAACGCCCGTTGTCCTTGATAAACAGCGAGTAAGTGTAAGTTGTCGCTGAAACGCCGTTGACGCTGGTATGGTAGGCCCAATGCGAGGCGTTTGCCGCGTTCTCCATTAACGACGTGGCGTTAACCGTGCCGTCTGGCGATGTCGCAGCGGCTGCGGTCAAAACCGAATTACTGACCGTTAAAGCCGTCGCAAGGTTCTGACTTTGCGTCAGCAGATTAGTCCGCGCTTCCTCTACGAGGATGCCCTGAGAGGCCAGCGTTACCGGGTCGTAGACGAGGCGAGGGCCGTAGTATGCCGCCGTGGTCGTCGGGTAGTAGGTGCTGGGGGTCGTCTGGTAGGTGACGGCCTCGAGTTGAGCGCCCCAGAGGAAGATGCCGGAGGTGCCGTCGCCTGCATAGGACGTCGAACCGTCGTCCGCCGCAAGTACGTACAGTCGCGCCTGATTGGCCGCCGCAGTCGTTGCTACCGTAATCGAACACCGATACCAGCCGTTGCCGACGCTTTGCATAGCCGATGCTTGCGGAGCCGCCGCGCCGCCAGTCCCACCCAACGCGCCCGTTGAAAGATTGAACACCCGACCGGAGGCGCTGACGTTGTGGTAAACCAGCACGAAAGACCGCTCAGCGGCCTTAGCATAAGTGCTAATTACTGTTTGGTTTGCAGAAGTCGTGACCACTTGCAGGGCATAATGGTTCGTGGTGGCCGCGACTTCTACCAGCTTGTCCGCCGTCAGCGTCCCATCTGGCGCCGCAACGGCGTTCGCGGTAATCGTCGCGCTGTTTAGCGTCCAGCTCGCGTTGTCTAGCGTCTGGCTTTGCAGCAGCAGATTATTCGGCCCATAGACCAGCTTCCCCGTCCCGTCGTAGCCCATGGCGAGGGACGCACGGGTGAACGTAAAGCCGGGAAGCGCAGTCAGGTCGCTCACCGACCGACCGTCCAGCCCAAATGATCCGCCCGCGAAGTTCAGATCGGCGTAAGGCCGCTGCGATCCGAAAACCGGGATGATGCTCGCGGGTGTCAAGGACGGATGCCCTCGACGTCAACCGTAAACACCTCAGCCGAGGCAGGCGTGTAAGCCGCCGTCGCCTGCACCGCGATGTAGATGGTCGTGTCGGCCTGGGGGGCGATGGTGATGGCGCCTGACGACGGGTTAGCCATGCCATAGGCTCCGGCCGCGGCCGAAGCCCGGTCCATCGTCACGTCAACAAAGCCACAGTGCCCGGCCATGTCCGTCACCGCCAGCGCGCCAATCGCTCCCCCGGCGCCGTTGTCGCCAACCGTCCACGTCGGAAGCCGGTCGAAGAAATGCACCCGGAAGCTGGCGCTGGTCAGCGAGATGCTCGACTTGCGAAGCCGCACCCGGTCCAGCCGGAACGCATCGCCCTTCATGGCCACGGCGTTCACAATGGCAGGCGAGTTGACCGGCACAACAGCCGTCTGACGCGCAACCAGATCGTTAGCCGTGTACGCCGTCGTATCGGCAGGGCGTGTGAGAACAGCGGTAAGAACCGCCACCCCTTGAGGAGAGTGAGACATTTAGAGCCCCGTCGTGATGTTGAAGTAGCCCCGCCGCGTCGGGATGATGTCGTTTGCGGTGAATTGCGGCGTGAACATCACGCCTTGCCGGCGCCGCTCAGAGGCGATCAGCCCCGCCAGCGCCGTCTGATAAAGCTGTTGCCAAAGCCCGACCCGCTCATCGTCCACCAGGTACGGCGCCGCCTGCAAAAGCGAGCCGTAGAGGTAGACGTTGGGATAGTTGGCCAGAACCCAGTTGGACGCGTTGCTGTCGCTCAGGGCCGGAATCGCGGCGTAGTAGGCAAGCTCGCCCGTGTACGCCTGATCGGGAACCGGCGAGTAACGGAAATCATCGCCGACCATCGCGAACGAGCGCGGGAACGCCGCCTGAATGTCCGTCGTCGCACGCAGGAACGCGAGGCTTTCCGGCGTCACGTTGTCCAGCGGGTAAATGTCCGTGTTCGTGGTCAGCGTCAGAGACACGATGCCGACCATATCGGACGGGACCGCCTCATATTCCGCATCAACGGTGATCGCGAGCCGCGTCATCATGCGGGGCGACTTGATCGCCTCCGGTCCCGTGCCGAACGCCTTTTCAGCCAAGGTCACGAAGTCAGGAATCACCGACGTCAGGTCAGTGCGGTGCAGCCATGACGCAATGGACGTCTTCAGCTCACTGTAGGTGGTTAGAGCCATTTTTGATCCATTCGCCAACGTGGCCGGTGTAGGACTTCGACCCCGCGACGTGCGTCAGCCGGTGTTCAGGGTCCAGCCACACCTTGCCGCCCGCATCCCGCCAATCGAGGCAGAACCGCGTGTCCTCCCCGCCCCCTCTAGGAACGTGGAAGAACGCAAAGCCCGTGAACGCAAAATGCGAGTAGACGTGTTCCGGCTTGGCCAGCGTCTCAAAGACCCGCTTGGAGAGGCACAGGAAGCCGCCGGGCAGGGTTTCGACCTCCAGCAGCCCGTTGACCGCGTAAAGCTCCTCGCCCTCCAGCCACGTCACCGGATAGGCTTCCGCGTCCTGCTTTAGCCGGTAGGCGCCCCCAACGAAGTCAACGTCGTGGCTGGCCAGTCGCAGCATTGCGCCCGGCTCCCATGCAACGTCACTATCGAGGAAAATCATCTTGTCCGCGTCGCTGGCCATGAACTGATTGGCCAGTTGGTCGCGCGCCTGGGTGATCAGGCTGCATCGCGGAAGGAACGCGACCTCAAACTCCACACCCGTGAGAGCCGCAGCCCCCTGCTCATTGAGCAGGGAGCGCGCCGTTTCCACGGTAATCCCGCCATCATAGGCAGGAACAGCCACAAGTAGTTTCACGCAGCGCCCTTGATCGCGCCAAGCGACACCAGCGCGTTACGCAGGGCGTTGCCCTGGGCGGCGAGAGTGGCGATAGCGTTGGCAAGGATGGTGCTGTTGTAGGTGCCAGTCAGAGCGGCGATGCCGTTGGTCGGCGCGGCAGTGCCGGTCGAACCATCAGTCACCGCAGCTTGAGCCGCACCGGCCGGACGGGCCAGCGGAGTGCTGCCGTAAAAGGCGATCAGGTCGGTGGCCGATTGGCCGAGCGTAGTGCCGTCCGGATTGCCGTCAGAAAGTTGCTTCACAGCCATGTTGTGATCTCCTTAGACCGAAGCGGAGTTGGCAAGGCGGGTTGCCAGTTGAGGGCGAAGCGTCTTGTAGCCGTACAGGACGTCGAGACGACACGGGAGGATGTCGTTGTTGATGTCGTAGTTACGGACGACGCGCATCGAAATGCCGTCGTAGACTTCACGCGCGGCGAAATCGACGCCCTTGGGCATCACAAGGTCAGCGGTCGCAAAGGTGAACGCATCCTTGTGGTACATCATCGACTGGCCGTAGTTGGTCGAAGCCGTGCCAGAAATGGCGACAACAGCGTCCGCTTGCGGGAAGGCCGAGATGTTCTGCGTGGCGCCGGTCGTTTGCATGGCCGGGGAAACGCTGATGGTGCCAGCGCCGCCCGCGTAGTTAGCCGTGACGACAAACTGTTGCAGGATGCCCGTGGACACCTTGGTTTCAGGGTGAACAGAGAACACCGACCCGAAGGTGATGATCTCGCCCGCCTGAATGGCCCCGGTGCCGGTCTTCAGCACAACCGAAGTGGCGCCTTGGGTCGAAACCGTGGTCGTCACCGCGTAGCTGGCGTTGCCGGCGCCGCGATCTTGCGTCGACAGATGGGTGCTTTCGGCGAACTCAAAGCCCGAAGCGTAGCCCATGTATCCCTCACGGTACTGCTTGCCGACCTCGCGACCGTCCTGGAACAGGCCCTTGAGGGCGTCCACAAGGCGGGCGTTGTCGAGAGTGTTCAGCAGGGCCGTGCGGCCACCAGCCGGGGTCAGGCTGTCTTCCAGCTTCTTGCGGCCTTCCAGAACCTTCGCGAAGGTGATGGCGGCAGCGGTGTTGTCCACTTGATTGTAGACGTCCCGACGCATCGACAGGGCGTCGCTCTCGATGGCCGCCGAGAGAACCGCCATAGCGGGCTCAAGGATGCGCTTGGAGAAGTCGTCCAGCGACAGGGTGAGGTCAGCCGACGTAAACGCCAGATCGACACCCTTTTGAGTGGCGACTTGCAGCGTGACGCTGGTTTCGTTGGTGTCCTGCACCGACATTACACGGCCCGTACGGACGGTGTATTGGTTCGGCAGGCGGATCTTGAGGCTATCGCCGATCTTGGCGCCGGACTTGGCGAAGCTGTCATCGTACTGACGGTTGATGCTGCCGATGAAGGTCAGCTTCTGGTG